TATAAAAAGAGTGTTGATGGTATTGTGAAGCGTAAGCTATCTCTTGATTGGGAGAACTTGAGAGAGAGAGTAAAGGAACATGGATTACGTCATTCCACACTCTCATGCTGCATGCCATGTGAATCAAGCTCTGTAATACAAAGCTCCACTAATGGTGTTGAGCCTGTGCGGTCCTTGATGACATACAAAACATCCAAAGCCGGTAAACTACCAGTATTAGTTCCTGGAATAGGTAAATATGCCTATCAACTCGCATTTGATATGCAGGATAATACTGGCATTATAAATGTAAATGCTGTTATACAGAAATATTTGGACATGGCCATTTCCACAAACATATATTATAACTATAAACACTACCCAAATAACATATTACCAGATGCAAAGGTGATGAAAGAAATAATGTATGCGTATAGTATGGGATTGATAAGTATTTACTACAATAACACAGACGATGGTGATAAAGAGCAATCACTGACAAAAGAGACTGATTGTTCAAGTGGAGCCTGCAAGCTTTGATGTTATAATGTATATCAAGTAAATGAAAACAGTTTTAAATGCAAAGAGTGTAGACTATACAAAGCAGCCTTTGTTTTTAGGTGAAGATTTGAATTTACAAAGGTATGATAGATTTAAATATCCAATATTTTTTGAATTGTTTAAGAAACAAGAAGAATTTTTTTGGTGGCCACATGAAATAGCTCTTGGTAAAGACAGAGGTGATTACAGAGAGCTTTCAAAAGAAGAGCGCTTTGTGTTTGATACAAATTTACGATTTCAAACACTTGGTGATAGCATGCTCTCCAGATCATTGCACTCCTTAAAAGAGTATGTCACAAATCCCGAATTAGAAATATGCATGAATACATGGGCTAGATTTGAAGGTATTCATAGCTACTCTTATTCATACCTGCTTAACAATGTACATCCGGATGCAAGTGCATTTTTTGATAGCATAATGGAAGATAAAGAAATTGTTACGCGTGCAGAACTAATCAAATCAAATTACGATAAAATTCTCGGCGACGATGATAAGAAAGATATAAAACAAAAGATATTTGATTGTGTGTTAGCTACAAATGTAATGGAAGGGTTAGTATTTTATGTTTCGTTTGCTTGTTCGTTTTACTTTGGTTACCGCGGTAAGATGGAGGGCAATGCAAAAATAATTAAGTTTATTCAGCGTGATGAATCGCAACATTTTGCGATATCACAGAATATATTAAAAATATTACGTGATGAGGATAAGGAAGGGTTTACTAGCATTGTAAAAAAGAGTGAGGATAAAATATATGCTTGTTACGAGCAAGCTGCAAAGAATGAAATTGAATGGGCACAGTATCTTTTCAGTAAGGGATCTTTACTTGGTCTAAATCCTACTGTACTCGGTGATTACTCCAAATGGTTATGTGACAACAGACTTCGCTCCCTGGGATACAAGAAAATTTTTAATCAAAAAGAAAACCCCATTTCAGGGTGGTTAGACAGTTATTTGGATAGTAGTAAAGTACAAGTTGCACCGCAAGAGACAGAAATTTCTGCCTATAAAATTGGTGCAAGAGATACAAACATCTCAGAAGATTCTTTTGACAATATTAAACTATGATTTTTTCTCATACGCTGGATTCACTTAGTGAGGATGAAATTTCTATTTTATATTTTATAGTTGCTTCTACTATGCCTTGGCTTGACACAAAGCGTGACTTCCTGAAGTACCTGCGAAAAGATATTGTGTTCAGAATTATTGAGGTTTTAAAGAAACAAGCGCTTGATGAATATAAAAGTATTTTTGATACCCTTAGAGAAAAGCTTGCAGCAGAATAGCTTTAAAAAATAGCTCGCAAATAATAAATATTTTTTGAAGGAGCAGTTGTACTTAGCTTACACTAGGGGTGGGTTGGTGGGAATCTTTTTGAAGATTACTAGTGTAAAGTATTTCCCTGTGCAGATAAGATTAAATAATTGTGTGCAGGAGAGTAATGATCCGCTTTTAAAGTTTTCTGATTTGTATAAAAAATTCTCAGAAACAAGAGCAAACATTCTGGAGAACAAATGGTACATGAGTGAGAAAGAAGGCCATGATGTTGGCTTTGATCGTGCTCTTGTAAATTACTTTATGTATCACCATCGAGCAAATAAAAAATAATTATTTCTTTGCATTGACAGGCGGATTGCTATTAAGCGCAGCAGAGTTATGGGCACCCTCGACAATGCCTCTTACTTGAGCATTTGAATCAACTTGTGTTGATGCAATGCCCTTGAACAAGTGGCTGTGCGGATATACAGTTATACTATCTTCATCTCTCCCTGTACCGTATACAATTATAGGCATTTTTGCAGCTAACGCACCACCAGTGCCTGTATCTGCACCCTTTACAGAGCCCCTGTTTGGCCCTGAGGCGAGTTTATTACCACCACCAAGACCAGATCCAAACACAGGCACATCAGGACCGCCACGCGTACCTGAAGCAGAGGCATATACTGGTATATATCTGGTGTTAGGACCTGGGTAACAACCTTGACCGCAAGGTATCATCGGGGAGGATGGTGATAGAACTTGACCAATATCAATAAAGCCAATTATAGTATTTGTTACCACTCTGCCACACACTTGTGCAGCATCAGTGAAGCCCATGTATGGTGGGCCAGTAAAGCTTGGAACATTCTCTACATAATGTGTGCCATTAATAGGCATTGCGTAGTTTGACATTGGTACGCCAAACCCAATGATCTTACCATTTGTATTTGCTGGTGATGTCGATGCTGCAGCAAATATCTTGGCTTGTTCTGTTGCTTGTATTTCAGTTGGTATTGTGATATGATGTCCAGTTATTTCACCTTCAACATGCAACCCACCAGCAATAGTAACATTGTTTGTTACACCAAGAGAACCATCAATAACTACTTGCTTTCTATCACGCTGTCTTATGCTTACAACATCTCCCACTAATGACAGTCGTTTTCCGCCATCAATATTTACCTCATTCTCACTGGCAATATTAACTTGTGCGCCAGCAATATTTGTTAATGAACCAGATATATTAACGACACCATATGATTTGAGATTCAACCCTCCTGCTCCAACTAGAACATTATACCGATTGCAAACGTTCAAAGTGTAATTGCCACCTGGCAGGTCATCAACATGAACTAGCTCTACCAATGGCGTTGGAGTACGGTTGAAGATAGGCCCATACTTACCTACCAGCACTTCAGAAATATACATCTTACCTTTACTATCAACACGGATAGATCCAAAATCATTCATAGTTAGGCCTATTGTTTCAATTTTATGTTTTGTTATTTCAACAATCTCACTACCACCCATGCCCATTTTTCTCTCTATATCAAGCAAATCAGACTGTTTGCTCTTGTACATATTACTTAGATTCTTCTTTCGTTGCTCTGTATTCCACTTACCATCTTGTGAGCTTGGACTTTTTCCTGATCCACCACATGCAGGACAGGTTATGCCCATGACCTTACCTCTGCCACCTGAATATGAAGATCCATCAACTGATCGATTTAATGATTTGCTTGCTGCACTAAATTCAGGTTGACCAAGTTGCCCCGCATACTTCACACTTGGTCCATCAAACCCAGTAGCATAAATTTGATCACCTGCAGAATCTGCGACAGTTGACTTCACTTCATTCTTGAAGCCATCCTTGAATGAATTGTTCATTGAAAAATAATTGTTCTTAGATGTGCTGCATACTGGACATTCAGCGAAATCTCCAGAGCGAGATTGCAGGGATGATGTAAGTCTCAAGAGATCACTGTCAAGTTTTTCGGCGCGCTTTATGTCAAACAACTGCTTAACATCAGCTATCTCCTGCATAATCATCTTCCATCGTTTATGTAGACCAGCCTTGAGGTTGCCAATTTTTCTGTAGGAATCACCCTGCACAACAGTATCAAAATCTCTCTTAACAAATGTATTCTTATCCCCTTGCACAGTTAGAAATTGATCATTCAAGACAAGTTTTTGATCATTAGATGATGCTAATGATATTGTGGCGTGGTTGTTAAATTCTAAGAACGATCCAGAGTAATGTGTGAGCTTGAGCGCTTCACGTTTATCAGAATTAATAAACGCCAGTGTGCCGCCTTTTTGATTTATAACATATTTGTTTCTATAAGAGTCAACATCACAGCAATTAAATTTGTCAGTGCTTTTTTTGTTTTCATATGTTCCAGGATAATCCAATCCCTCGTCGACTCTATCAACATTATTATCAAAGGCAGTAAATGCACTTCCGGCTTGAAAAATACTGCTCCAGTCTTGTGCACCATGAGCTACAGCAAAAACAACAGGTGTAAGCGGGTCACCTGCATGAAAGAATACCCAAACATGCGCTCCAACATTAATAACAGGAAATGCACCTCGGGCACTATTACTATAGCATTCAGGGGTATAATTGAAGCTGAGTTTATTGACATTATTAACATTGTTTTCTACTGGATCACTAAACGCATCCTTCAACCTGTAGTAATCAATATCAAAAATATTACCGGGCTTTTCACCAATATTATCTATGTTTTGACTATATTTTGTAAGTTTGTTTTGAACTGCAGATTGATTGCTGTACAGAGTTGAATGTATGTTGCTGCTGTCACTAATGGTACCTGAATCATATTGCTGATTAAATCTCCCACTGGAGCTTTCACCTACTAATGGAGCTGCAATGTCAGCCCAAGGTAGAATTTTTTTAAGCTCATCAGTTATTGTTGAAAGACTGCTGTCTATGTTTTTACCAATAAATTTAAATGATTTATCGGAAGCGGAAAGACTTGAAACCCAATTATTATAAGCTGTGGGTGTAATATGTGGAATAAAGACTTTAATTCTACCGCGCTTAAGCGGATCATTATTCTGAACAACAATACCTAAATAATTTCCGTAGTATTTCTGCGCGCTCATCTTGAATATATAATATTTACACGTATAATATAGTTATGCTAATGAAAGTATCTCATGAATCGCCTGTATCCTTATTAGAATATTCAAAGACCTATAATGATTTTGACTACTGCCTTGTGCACCTTTTGCATCAAAATACAGGCTCACCAGAACAATTAGCCTATTATAATTTTTATAAATTTGGTAGGTCTCTGCATGATCGTGAAGTGCTGCTGGACAACTCCATATTTGAGCTTGGTAAAGCTTTTGATCCAGCAGAATTTTATAAATCTGTGCTAGATATTGAGCCGAACATGTACATTGTACCTGATGTGCTAGAGGACAAGCATGGCACTGTGCAGAGCTTCAGGGAGTTTAGTGACAAGAGAAACAGTATAGGAAACGCATTTCAAACAAAAGCTATTGGAGCCATTCAGGGCAAGAATTGGCATGAGCTCAAGGAGTGTTACAAGTTCATGTCCGATAATGCAGACATGATTGCCATTAGCTTTGATTTTAGTTACTATCAAATCACAGGTGAGGGTAATAACCCCCTCGAGAGATGGTGTTCAGGTCGACAACACTTCATTGCAGATTTAATAAGTACGGGCATATGGAATTGGAACAAGCCTCATCATTTGCTAGGATGTTCTCTGGCCAGAGAGTTTAGACATTATGTGGATGGAAATATTAGCAATATTGTTAGTTGCGATACCAGCAATCCCATTGTTGCTGCTATGCATGGATTGAAGTATGATGCAGATTATGGGTTGTCAAATAAACCTGCAGCAAAATTAGCTGATCTCATTACACATGAGCTAACAGATGATCAGCTTGAACTTGTGAAGTATAACACTGCAATGTTTAAGAGGATTATTAGACGATGAGACCGTGGGTTGCATTCTTCAGTCAAACTGGAACTGAGATACATGATCTCAGCAATGCGCTAGGTGTGTATCCCTCAGCAATAGTAACAAATAATATCTTTCCAATGAGAATTAACTCTAACCTAAGGGACATAACAAAATTTAGAGAAAGCAAATTAAATGAAGAGATATGGCATGAGATGCCTCCCAATCGACTGTCAGTTTTTGATTATAATTATGTTTTGGAGAAATTTAAAAATCCTGTAGTAACACTGCATGGCTTCTTAAAGATAGTACCAAAAGAAGTTTGTGAGCGGTATGAGATGTATAATTTGCATCCAGGATTAATTAACAAGTATCCTGCGCTGAAGGGATTCAATCCGCAGGAAAGAGCATTTACAGAGGGGTACAAGCTCGCAGGATGTGTCATTCATAAGGTCACGCCAGGTGTAGATGAAGGAGAGATATTAATGAGTCAAGGCATAGGTATTGATGGCATGACACTTAATGATGTATATGGTGCATTGAGAGTCACTGCACTTGAGCTCTGGAAAAGTTTTTTTACAGCATACAAGATCTTGGAAGAGTAAAATTATGAATACAGAGGATGTTATAAAATATGTGGAAGAGAATTTTCCTGAAACAGTCAAGGAATTTAAAAAGATACAGCAGGAACATTATGTGATGTTTTGCAAGAAACAATTTGATTACGGTCCAGGCAATATTTCTCTTGGATCTGATTTAAATAAAAAAGAAGATAGAATTGCATCCATCTCTGCAATAGTAGTCAGACTCAATGATAAAATACAACGTCTTATAAATCTGGTGCTCAAGAAGCAGACATTTCAGACTGCAAATGAACCAGTTATGGATGCGTTCAAGGACTCTGCAGTGTATTGCATTATTGCAGAGATAGTTTATAATAATAAATGGGCGAAATAATATTTAGTTTTTTAAATTTTATGAAGCAAGGAAAAAATATGAAAAAGGACTTGGAAAGCGCTTTGAACGAAAATAAAATACTTCGTGAAGAAATCAGGATGCTTAAAAAACTTCTGTATGACATTGAATTAGACTATACGAGACTGATCAAGAAATGATATTCAGCTTCACAGGCCCTCAATCCTCCGGTAAAACTACGCTGCTCAAGGAGTGCAAACGGTTTTATGGTTCCAAGTTATGGTATGTAGATGAAGTCACAAGGTTAATTAGCCGTGAGTATGGAGTTGATATAAATGAGTCAGGAGCAAACGATGTGACTCAAACTCTAATATTGAATAAAGAATTTGAGAATTTACTATTTGACTACAAGTTGAGTAAGTTTGAAGGTGCACTTCATGATAGGTGCATTATGGATGGTATGATATATACAAGTTATTTCGCCTATAATAGGTTAAAAGATTTTCCTGTGTCCAACAGTCTGGGTCTCATGTACTATGTGAATTATATTCACAAGTATGATCATATTTTTTATCCAAGTCCTCATGATGTGCCTCTGGAGGATGATGGTGAGAGAAGCATTAACAAGGAATTTAGAGATGCAATTATTGATTCGTATGAAAATTGTTGGCTTAAGGATGAGAGGTTAAAGGGAAAGTTAACTATTTTAAAAGGAACAGTGGAAGAGCGCATGGAAGCAATTAAAATAAAACTCAATGAATACGGAATTAGATAACAGTAACATATCAAAGCATCTTGGTAAGATAACTGGGTACATATCGACCTATGATCCCTCACTATTGGTACGCGAACCAAGACAGAACAACAGAAAGCATTTGAACATATCTGATGAGAGTCCTCCTTTTGTGGGGTATGATGTGTGGAATGCATATGAAGTGTCATGCTTAACAAATGAAGGTATGCCTATTTCTGCCATTGCCAAGTGTGTATATCCTGCAACAAACAAATACATTGTGGAGTCCAAATCCATAAAGCTGTACATGAATTCTTTTAACATGGAGAAGTACAGCGGCAATATAGTTAATGTGTTGCAACAGCTGGAGCAGACAATTGCCAAGGATCTATCTGCTCTATTAGAAGCTGATGTGCAGGTCTATGTTCGTCTTACAAAAGCAGTTGATGATGCAATGCATTATCCGTCTTTGTTTCCAAGTGCATCATATCCCACATTGGAAAATAATATTGATGTAACGTCCATTAAGTCCAGAGGCTACAAAGAGGATCCAGCATTACTTGGATGGCTACAGAGTGACACAAGCAGAGTGCAGCGCTTTCATTCAGCCCTATTAAAGAGTAATTGCAGGGTCACATCTCAACCGGACTGGGGGGATGTGTACATTCATTACAAAGGACCTTGTGAGTTGAATCAGACCTCTTTGCTGCAATACATAGTTTCGTTCCGAGATGAATGTCATTTTCATGAAGAGATTTGTGAAACAATTTACAAGCGGTTGCATGATCTGGTCAAGCCAGAGGAACTGATGGTGGCATGTCTGTATGTAAGACGTGGTGGCATTGACATTAATCCCATTAGAGCCAGTAGCCATGAGCTATTAAAACAGAATCATGCCATGTGGGATAAGTTTAAGTACTTTACTAAAACAGTAAGACAGTAATTAACCGTTAAGGTTCCATCTTCTGAGATCATCTGGACCTACAGAATCAAAGCCATTGAATGATGTTGTCTGTGCTCCACCACCTGAGCTGGCTGTAAACACGCTTGATGCTTTGCCAGAAGCAACAGCAAAGAGTGTGTTATGATAGGCAGTATCAATTTTGAAGCTTGTACCGTTAGCTGTGCAGGAAACTAGAACATTGTTCAGTGTGGTTTTTTTATTGAATAACAACGCATCTGCATTGGTCCCAAAAGCATCTACTCTTACATTATCTGATGTGAGTGAAAAATTTAATGAACCTGGTACAGTTGTGCTTGGGTTTGAAACCTCTGAATCGAATATGTATGATGGCATTTAAATATTTATTCTGCTCGTTAGCTAATTTTCATTAATACCAAAAAAATTTCATTAATACAAAAAAAAAGGCCCCGCAAGAGGCCTTTTTTTAAATTTCCTAGGACTGACTAGGTGAAAGTATTTTCTTTGTTGACTCTTCCGACTACTCTTTAGAAGTAGACTGATTGAGTGCCAGGCGTAAACGCCACACCGAGACCCTTAAGGATGATGACGTGGTAATACAAGTTGGCGCCAAATATATTGTCGACAACCCCGTAGCGGGTCATAAGACCCACGCGAGGAGCGAAATCATTCGGTCCAATTGTTCTCTGCACCATTACAGGAATGTAAGGGCAGTAGATAATACCAGTGTCATAAAACTCAGGTCCCTTGTATCCCAAGAGAGCGTATTCAAGTCTCGCGGTACGACGAGAATTCCCAGGGAAGTTTGAGGCACCACCGGTGCTCAACTCGAACTGGGCTTCTGTACGTGTGTCACGATAAACATTGAATCTGCCACCAAGTGATCCAACTTTTGCTACGCCAACAGGTTGAGTGTTGACGTTACCCTGTACGGGTACCCACTGAAACTCAGGTAACATTTCGAGGATTGCGCACACACGAGGTGTTGCAACAACGAAGTTAGCCGAGCCACGGCGGTTACGAACGGCGATACGATTAGCTTCAATGATCAGTCTCTGATAGAAGTCGCGATTTCTCTCGACTAGCCAGCGACCGTCTGCAGAAGCAGGCGACCAGATGGAATAACCGCGGCCGTAGCCACCGTTAAGAGCCGTCTGAATCATTCTGATGATCATTTCACGGTCGATTTCGGCCTGTAGCTCATACGACATAGCGTTTGTGAGCTCAGTATCGATATCGATACCATTCATGTTCTTAAGATCCTGCTCGAGTTCAACAGACCATTTAGCAGCGAGTCTACGAGTACCAGCCTCAACGGCTGTCTTTTCGAAACTTACTACAATCTGTGGAATTCCTGAAGTTAATTCGTAGTCCTTGAGTACTTTAGCGACACCGCTATCAGACGCAAGAATTTCAAAGTCACTATTTCCAGCTAAAGAGCCAGAAGATGTGCCAGTGTATCTTGTGTCGAGATAGTGATACCCAAGTTCAGCCGCATCCGACTGATCTTGAGGCTGTAGTGCACCACCAGAGTAAGACCCATCGGTCTTGCCATTGGATGTGCCCAAAGCGTCATTCTCGTACTTGTAACGTAGCGCAAAAGCCAAACCTACGGGGCCGCTCATGGGCTGAACACCAACGATTTCGTTAGTGATCAACTCAGGGAACGTTCTGCGAATCATCGGAATGAGAATCTTAGGTAGACGTTGATCACCAGCAGCATAGCTATCGGAATTTCCGAAGCTGCCACCAGTACCACCAACATCCACACTACCAAAAACGCCACCCGTGCCGCCAGCAGTGTTGCTAGCTTCGAAGCACCACTTCTCTTGGTTTTCCAAGAGAATAGCAGTGTTCAAACGCGTGTGATCATCTTCAATCGCCTTGACGTTGTTGGAAGAGTAATCCAATACTGGACTCCACTTTTCAAGCAACACTCTGGCGCGACTTTCATCGATGTAAGCCTGTGTAGGACGAACTTTATTTGCCATAATTATTTTTTTCTCCAAAATAATACATTGTCGACCGTTTATAAACTATTCAGGCGTTATAGCCTCAACAAAATTAAAAATTAGTACTTACCAAGCTCTGACATGTAGTTTCCAAATGCTGGATCCATGTCAGGCTGCTTGACAGACTCTTCAATTACAGGACGATCAACTTCTTTTGTTTCTGTCTCAGTAATTGCTTCTGTTTTTAAATTGTCAAGCCTCTCCTCTTCTGTTCTATCGAAAAGCTTCACAGTATAGTCAAAATTCTCTTTGATAAATTGTTCAGATTTACCACCGAGCATTTTCTTGATATATACTTGTGTTTCTTTGTCGAGAGAAGACATTTTCTTCTCCAGAGCGAGCTCTGCTTTAACCTGGTTAAGGTCCTCAGTCAATTTCTTGACAGCAGAATTAGAGGCTTCAAGCTGCTTTGCAGCTTCATCGAGTCTGTCTTTCCCATCAACAATAGCATCACGAATGTTGCTTTGTGTGAGAGCGTTATCAACAGCCAGCATTTGTCGTACATCTTCCAGCACGCGTATTGCTTTTTTGTTTTTAACAGCTTCCTTTATTTCATCAACAGGAATTTTTTCTTCAACGTATAGCTCGAGATACTTGCTTACCTCGCCAACCATTTCATCTTTAAATTTTACAGCTTCAGTTGTTAATACTTCTTCATATTTTGCAACAACAGTCTCAAGCTTATTAGCACGATCTGCATCAATAGCTGCAACAACTTGGTTGAGCTTAGCTGTATGATCAGCATCAATAGCTTCAACAAGGGTCTCAAGCTTTTTAGCATAGTCATCATCTTGTTCAAGGAGAGCCTTTTCAACATGCAATTTTACTTTTTCATCAACTGATGCGTTAAATGATGCTTCAATTTCCTTGAGAACATCCTCTGTGAGAATGTCCTTTGTTGCTGCTTTTAGTGTGTCTGTTATGTTGCTCATATTAAAAAATCTTTTCGTTGCGGACGCTTTCGATCTTTGATTTAATCTTAGAATCGACTATATCCTTTAAATATTTATTTGCCTCGGCGTAATTTTTTTGTGTTAAACTCTTAATAAATGATTTAATATTGGTGTTCTCTTTGACCTTCTTCATGGCAGCAAAATCTGCGCCAGTGATCTTGTCATGTGGGGGTGCCATGGCAGCTATCTTTTTCTGTGCCGGTGAAAGACTGGCCTTAGCTTCTTCGTCTTCTTGAAGCTTGCCCAACAGGTCGCCCTTGGCCCTTCTCTTTTCACGGTTCTGCACAAGATTCATAAGCACATCCAATTCATGCTTTGTGCATTGCACTGCACCTTGAATATCATTATCTGATCCAGAAATTACAATTTTATGACAAGCGTCTTCTTCATTCTCATCTTTGTCTGTTATGGCACCCACTGGAGCTCCAATGGCTGCACCAGGAAGAGCTCCTGCTAGTGCTCCAGCGCCAGCACCAGCTAATGCGCCAGGTAATCCACCAACAACTGGCAGAAGTGCGCCACCTATGGCTCCCAATGTTGCACCACCAATTGCCCCACCGGCAGCGCCTTTTCCAATTCCTTTGAAAGTACCACCAATGACACCTTCACCATAAATTTTCATCATTTCTTCTGCATGTGATCTTGGAACTACAAGTTTCTTTCCATTAACAACAACTTCAACACTCTCTTCTTCATCTTTTCCAACAGCAGCATTAACTCCACCACCTGCGGCAGCACCTACAGCGGCGCCTGGAACAGCGCCAACTATGGCACCTGGAATTCCACCTTTAAGTGCACCTATAGCAGCACCGCCGAGAGCACCACCTACAGCACCTTTGACAGCGCCAACTGCACCTCTCTTGAGAATACCTTCTTGAATGCTATTTTTCGAAAGGGGTGACTGTTGTTTCATATGAAATATTTATGTTTTCAACATATTAAAAAAGCTAACTATTTGCTCTTTCAAGAAGTCTTCTATGTTTTTTCTCGGTAAACTCTTAAGTGCATTGCTGAATGTTTCATACACTTCTTCATGAGTGCCATCTTGATTGATCACATATTGCTTGCTCTCCAGTATGCCATTGACAAACGCCTTGGGGCACGATGGATCAGCCACACAATCAATGGCAACAAGTCTCATGTCTGTCACCCTGTTAATGCCACCTGTTTCTTCAGAAAGTTTGCCAAGTGCTCTGCTGGACATGCCAACTTTGACACCATCATTGATAAGAGAACGCACAATCTGTCCCATGGGTGTGGAAAGAACCTGTGATCTTCCAACAACAAGGTTGCCTTCAAATTTGAGGTTTGTTGTGATATGACAAGCACGCTCAAGGTTCACTTCAGCTGATGTGGGATGATTGAGCTCTCCCATGGCGCGCTTTGTGTTGATCATTTCTGATACATATCTGTTCACTTCTCGCTCCATGTCAGACTTCTCATAGATGCGCTGATTGCGGTTAATGGAATCACACATCATGTATGGGCCTTGAATAAAAAGCTTAGGAGCTTCCTTGGAATTCTTTTCTTCCAAGATATATTCAAACTGCTCCTCAGGAGCTGGCGCTTCAACCAATAGTCTTAGTGCAGATGTTGCCATATTAATATTTATTGATTTGAATAACGTTTATTTATTAATACCAAGCTCTTTTTCAGTGAGTATAAGGAATTTATAGTTTCGCTTGGAGCACCATTCTTTTGCGGCATTCCATTTGGCTTGGTTTTGTGCATATCGCTTTGTTTCATAAACTAATGTGGAATAACGTTTATTCCCTTTTACAGGCAAAGCAACTTGACTGCTTGGCTTTATTTCAATGACATATTTGACAACACCTGTGTGTTCCCGTATAGCCACTACACCATCTGTATAATATCTGTGCACTTTGCCATCAATAGGATTTGTATATGGTATGATAACTGATTCACTGGCCCATTCTAAAACATTGATACTTTCATCACACCATCGAAAAAATTTTAACTCCCAACCAGATCTATACACTGGATGTCCTTTGCCTTTGTACTTGTCGGTATTTTTGGGTTTAAACACCCCTTGTCTGAATTTACTGTTGTGTTGTAAAGGGTTCATTATCCGAGATAAAATCTTGGAGGTTCAGCATCACCTAATCCAGGTGCACCTTCATACAGCTTAGTCTCGAGTTTTTCTTTTTCTTGCAGACCTTGATTCAACAGATCCGTGCCATTGACTTGTCCACCTCCGAATAATTGTGTGCCAGAATATTTGCCGCGCACCTGACCAACAGTTATCTTGCTGAGGGCCAGTGCATATTGATACACCCATTGTTCCTTTATAATGTCTCTCAAAGCTCTCTCAACATAACATGATATGACGCCATAGAATCTTGTGTTAGGTGTTGGAGCTGGATACATTGTCATGTATTGTGTACGATCATCAAATAATATTGATCGTCGAGTTGCGAGCAATTTTTCGCGAACTTCTAGCCAATTTTTAAGCACATACCAACTAACCAAATCAAATCCATAATTGCCCATTGAATAACTAAAATATGTCTGTTGAGCCAAGGTTTGTTCAATTGTAAACAGTGTGTTGATACCAGTGGTGCTGCCTTCCTCAAATTCTATGACATCAATAACTTTTCTATAGTCCATGGCATCATAATCAAAGCTATTGTTTACTTGTGCTTGGGATGTGCCACTTGGGGTAAAATGCTGTGCAAGTTGTCCATTGAAATTAATAACGCTCAAATATGCTGATGTTGTAAGAATTTGGTTCTGAAATATGCCTGTGACATATGTTGATGAGAGTGCATTTGATGATGTAAAATATTGCAAGGGTATTGATGATGTTGCGGCATATACAGTGCCGCTTGGTTGATTCACACGATTGAAATGTGGTGATATGCTAAAGATGGCGTCCAGCTTCACACCCTTGTCTTTTTCATAAAGAAGAGAATCAAATACAAGATATTCTTCTGTATAACCTGCATACTTTGAGAACATTTCACATGCAATTGAAATATTTTCAAACAGTTGATCTTGATGTATTTCTACATTGACCATGGGTGCCCCAAGAGATCTGGATATGCGCTCCCCTAAGCGTGTAAATGTACTGATTTTATTATTTAAATTAGTACTTTGAAAAGCAGAGATTGGTGTTATAGCATTGCAATCCATGCTATTATTTATACTTGGCTAGCAGCGGCCCCGCCGGGAGCTTCACCACCTGCAGGAGCGGCACCACCAGGAGCAGGCTCACCAGCTGCTGGTGCACCAGTGGCATCACCAGGAGCAGGCCCAAATTCAGGTGGTGTACGTTCTGCACCTCCACCGAAAGCTGATGCACCACCAAACCCACCACCAGCTGCACCAGCTTCAGCGCCTTGACCAGCCACTGGAGCTGCACCGGCTTCACGCCAATTTGGACCTGCATTAGTAATCTGGTCAAGCTCCCAGAGTAATTCCCTGTCTTTTCTTAAAAATTCTCTATTAGCCATGATATCTGAATCTGACCAACCGAGGTATTTCTTTTGAGCATATGTTTTGGATACAAGATCAGATGTTGTGATTGTATTGAAGTTCTCTGCTTTGATCTGAAATTTTTGATTTTCTCTTAATTCATAAAAATTTGTGGGCACATTAAACTCAAGCTCAAAATCTGATTCATGGAGCTCTTGCTCTTTCCAAATCTCTTTAAGCTTTAAGTGTGTAACAAATCCGTTCTTCAATCCAGAGGCAAATTTTTGTTGCAGTCTGATAATAAATCTTGCGAATTTTAATTCTTCACGCAGAATGTCAGTACCATCGCGAAACACCTCTTCAGGATTCAATCTGCTTGCAGGTACCTTGAGTGACTTGTAAAGTTTCTTGACAAAATACATCAAGTCTGTCAATTCGCCTAAATTTGCTCCACCTGGTAATGCTTCAACTGATGTACCAGCAGATCCTGCGCGTTTGGCAAACCAGAAACTGTCAAGCATGGATTGTGGATTAAACTTTTGCACAGTGCCACCTTGATCAGAATCATATGTTCGTCTGGACCAATAATTGGTCATGAGCTTTCTCAAGTATGCTTCAGCCTTGGGCGGACTCATGTTACCGACATCCACATTGAATACCAAGCGCTCTGGTGCGCGGACTAACCGGTAAATTACAATTGCATCTTCTATGAGTGATAGTTGTCGATATGCTCTTCTTGAATTCTCAATGAAAGGTAGACGCAGTGTTTTATTTTCATTCCAAATTCCGGATTGAATGTATGTAATTTGATTCAGATCCATAGGAACAAATTCAATCTTAAGGACTTTTCCAGGTGTTTTTGGATCGTAAATATTTTTCTTCAAGAGGTATCCGCGGACAACTTGATTCTGGACATTCTGAAAGATGGGGTCAATAAGATCAGATGGAACAGAAACAACTCCCAATATGCCGGCTTTGGGATGGCTTTTGTGCACAATGTGTTCAAAGTACAGTTCTGCGTCAACTAATAATGTTCTAAGATACTCCCAACCTTTTTTCTCAAGCTCGAAAAAATCTATATATTTTTGAAATTCTTTCTTTACTTTTGTTTTCTGCTCATCAGATAATTTTGTTTCTCTAAATTCAATTTTTATAATTTCACCATTGTCATCCTTGTTAATAAATTCATCACAAATTTCATCCAATGCATCAGCTACTTCAGAGAAAGCAGCCATGACCCGATAGTCTTGCAGACGCTTTCCTTTATCAGGCTGCAAATTGGCATACATGAACTCATGGTAATCTTTCTTTTGCGTTACATTTGCATACAAATCATCAGCAGTAGATATTGATGTTGATACACCTTGGCGGCTTAAAGCTTCCTCACGCTTTGTACCTTTGTTGTAAAAGGTTTCATATTTTGGGTTGAGCTCTTTGATCTTATCTTCAACTTCAAGTGACTGATAAGGCAGCTTCGAGGACAAGAAGTTCATTAGATTCTTACCAAACCCGCTGTTTTGATTAGGATCTACAGGATCTGCCATATATGTTATTTATGAGTGCTTTTAAATAAATAAAGAGGTTAACCTGATAAAATTGAAACCAAGTAATTTTTGTCTGAAAGCTTTGTGTAACCAGCCTGGTTTCCAAATACAATATCGTAAACACCCGGTGTATAACCTGCAGTTAGAGATAGTTTTACAGTATTTTTATTAATAACTGTATAATGTGGCCACGGATGTCCGCTCACAGTAGGAAACCTTGTTGAACCGCGATGCGGTGGTGTGAAGAGTTTGTAGCTGCAAAGATATGGAAAAATACTTGTATTTGCTGAACTAAGTAAAACAAAGTCTAAACGATTAAACTGATACCCCTGCAGTATCAGATTAGCAGTCACTGTTGGCGTGATTGTCACATATTGCATTATATGACTCCTGTCTCTAGATCTATGTTTGTAATCTCTGGATATCCTGAAAGTCCGACAGTGTCTGTTTCGTAACCTGTGGTATCTATTAAAGACGCTGGCATTGCTGATACCCCAGTGAAATTGGTGTCAATGTAAAAAATGTTGTTAATGGCACGGCTAGTACTCTCAGCTGGAAACAACCAACCTTTGATTGTGAATCCTGTGTCTCCTGTTACACGGTATTTGTCAGAAGAATTAATATCTGTCGGATAGTTTAAAGTAATATTTTCATTCCATAATACTTCACTACGTATTTCTATTTTTTTTGTTGAGCCAGATATTAATAAACTCTCTGGAAGCTTCCATGATAATATGATATATGGATTGCTGTAGGGTACAAAATTTGATATTATTTGATCCATGTCACTTTGAAATTTTGTAATTACTGAAACTGCCACATCAATATTAACAGGCACTGGTGCACGAAAGAAATTTGTTTTGGGTGAAGAGTGTTTGTCTTGTGCTACTCCTGGATAGTAAAACCCTCCAACCTTATTGAACACTCTTGCTTCATCACGCCGCACACTTGTAATGTTGACTGCAACAACTGGAACAGTTAAGTTTTGTGCTTTGTTTACTAAATCATAGATAACACGCTGCTTCGGTGCATACACATATCTTACTTGAATTTTTTGTTGCTCCTCTCTTTGAGCATTATATCTTTTGATGATGATATCATCAAACGCAGAGACAAATTGCGTTATTAGATCTTTAATTTCAAAGTGAAATGTTTCAGCCTTCACTATGTTATTTATTAGCAGACACGGTCAATAAAATACTTAGGAAGCTTATCTTTGGTGCGTTTGAGTGTATTAACGATGTTACCATCAAGAATATAGGTGCTCGAGAAATCATCCTTACCTCTTGTTGCTCGGCCGCATGCTTGCACTAACGTATTTAACATCTTATTCTCATACCAGATTTTATCATTCTCAAATACCTGTTTTATTCGCTTGTTAAATAATGGTGAGAACGGTAGCTTTACAATGATTTGAAATCTTGCTAGATCATCTTTAAGATCAATACCATATGCAAGGGAAGGTGAAACAAGAATTGTGGGGCTGTCTGTTTCATAATGCCGTCTCAGGATCTCATCATTCTTAGCAAACTCATCACGAAAAAGAAAGCGTTTATCATCCTCAAGCTTTTTCTTTAAGATGTTTGTTATTTCATGTGAATGTGTGTGTATTATGCCTTTCTCTGTTTCATGATGTGCTACAATTGTCTTGATTTGATCAGCTATGGCAGGTAATAAATTTGTTAAATTTTTGTAGTTTAATCTGTTGTTGGATGAAACATATATGGGCGATCTTTTAGGATCAAAATCACTCTCAACTTCAATGTATGTATAGTCTGTTATGCCCAATGTTTTGGCGAAATGTGCATGATCAATAATAGTTGCAGACATAAGCAACACATGATCTGCATAATCAAATATATGATCTGTCAAGCCATCTACGCGCAATGGCGTGAAGGTGACTTGTTTAGAATTATTTTCAATAACATAATCACAGCTGGTCCATAGTTCAGTAATCTTAACCAAGGCATTAAAGACGTTCTTAAGGTAGAGATATTTTGCGCGGTCTGCTGGCGCTATACGTCCCTTTCTTTTTATAGTTTTTCTAAATTTTTCTTTTAAATCTTCTACATTTGCATTCACTGTGCAACCTAGCTCAGCTACCCAAGTGTAAGCTCGTTGCTTATTGTCCGTGATCAATACATTACACTCAATACCGGCGCGCTGCAGTCTCTCATAATTAATTTCTGCTGAAAAATGTTTTACAAGCTCGTCCTCAAGCTCTGATGCCTCATCGCATATAATAAAGTTCTTTCTTTTTAGATGCTTGGGAAGAGCCAGAAACATCTTATAGTTAAGAGCTGAAAACTCTGATAAAAGAGCTTTATTTCTTGCATTATAATATGCGCATTTTGATGTCTGCCAGCATGTGTCTTTTAATCCGTCAAGGAAAACACATGGAGCAGTTTCAACGTCATAGCTATTGTCTACATTGCAGATGTAATTGGTCTTACCCTTCAAGATGTCAGTTTCTGGAAATAAGCCCAAATATTGATCTTGTAGTGTTTTGGTTATGGTCAAGACAAATGTACCATGTGGCGGCTCTTGCAAGAGTTCTTCTTCTGAAACAAAGTCCCCTTCATAGCTTTGCTTGTATCCTGAATAGTCATTAATTGATTGTGTAAATTTTTCAGAAGGCTTGCTGCCTGCACCAGCAATTGTCCGGCTTAAAAAACTCTTGCCAGTGCCTGTTGGTGCACAACAGATTACAAATTTTTTTCCAGAGTTAAAAGCTTGTTCAGCTCGCTTAATTAACTTTATCTGACTGGGGCTTGGATCATACCCTTTTGGAAAATATGATAAATATTTTGTCAGCACACTATAATTATAATGGAATTCTCTGTATGTACAACTTCTTATTATAGAATTTTGAGGCTTTCTGCGTCTTTATTTTTGTGAGATGTGTGTCAATATTCTTATTGTACATACAGAATGTCTTCACAGTGTAGTCAAGAACAATCCTATTATCAATGTTAGCTATATCAAAAGGATATGGTAATTCATATATGAATTTTTTTGTCGGGTTGGTTAAACTCACCAATGTGAATATGCAAAAGAAATCCTTTACACAAAACAAAAGAAGCCTGCCTTCTTTCAATGTCTTTGTTTCAGAGGATATGCGAATGTTTGCCAATAAGCATTTACTCAAAAGCGATTCAATGTGTTCTCTTGATGTCATGTATCTTGAAATTTCATTTTTTGTACTGCAGACATGCCTGCAAGTTTTTTATTAAAAAATTCCCAAAAAGGTTTACCAGCTGGAACTACATTCAACAGATTGCATGCTACCATATTAATACAGCGATAATCTTGCATGAATATATCCCATGTTATAATTAAATTTTTTCCTGTGGGACTGTATTTTGGTGAATAAATTGCGCGGCGGTAATTTAAAGCTAATCTTCCTTCTGGGCTATTAAGCAATGCAAGATTGTTTGTACACAGCATTCTGCGTGTAGGAAGATGACCAGGCTTTGGTCTTCTGCGTACAAATTTTATCTCAACTACGTTGCTTAGTAGAAGATTTTTTAGCGTAGCTTGCGACACTTTCATTGTCTTTTCTAAGAGAGCAAATACCAAAAATTCTTTGCTCATTTAAGAAGATTCCTTTTTTAAGGTTTCCGTACCCATCAATTTCAATATTAGATATTGGAATGCCTAAATTATTTGGAAAGCAAACATGATCGCCAGTTTTTACGAGCTTGGCATTGGGCCCACAGAGCACAACTTCACCTATGCGCCAGGCTCGTGTATCTGCATTAACTGGTACAAGAATGCCATTACGCACAATTGACGACCCGTCTTCCGTTTCATCTGTATACTTTACTAGTAGAATATCATCTAGTAATGATTTGAGATTATAGCCAAAAAAAACTGAATTAAATGAATTTTTTGGTAGTTCTGAAAGATCAATTACGCTTTTTGTTGTTGGTAGTACATCAATATTCACGCTCACTTGAACACTTAGTAACAACTATCAATTATTCAACAGCTTAAAATATTCTCTTATCTCTCTTGTTGAAATTTCATGTGCATTAGCAAGTAGCTTTATATTTGTATTCTCTTCGTCATCAGCTGGTTCCGTTTTTTTTCGCTTAAAATATGTAATTCTCTTTGATGGGACCTTGGGTAATATGGCGGTGTAAAGGGATATTAAATCACGTTTGTTATCAAACGTTTGAAGATATTTACCTAATTGATTGCATATGAGACATAATTGTGAAGAATACATGCTGCACCATCTGTTAAAGATATATGGTACAAACCCTGCTTCATCATCAGCTGTTAATTCAGACGATTTGCTCTTGAAAAGTATTTGAGCAATAAAGTCAAAAATTGTCATTAACTTATAACTTTAGATGTTGCAATAAAGATATCATCATTCATTGCATAAAAGGAAGAAATAGTTTCTCTCATAAACATGTTAGCCTGTTCATCATTCAGATTGGTAGAGAATGCATAAGCAGGTGCCTTCTTGCCAGCAGCAATATTGATTCCTGTATGGCCCAGCGCTACACCATTCTTTGTGTATGTAATGCTTACACTACACTTACCCTTAGTCTGTGTAACCCCTCCTTGGGTATGTTCTTTTATTACAATCAAATCATCACCATCAACATTGATTGGTGCGTTAAGATAATTCTGAGAAAGATTATTGGCAATCTGTGTGTTAAATAGTCTCTGCCAAGCAACTGCACCAAATGCATCTAGATGAGGTATTTCCCATAAGAAGTTGATAGCGTCATCACTGTAAATATAATCATTATTAAGCACGTCCTCACTGTCGATCATTCCTTCAGCTTCAACATGCATCGGCGCACGGAATGCAATGATGTTACCTATGGGTAAAGTTTTCTCGCGAAAAAACCTATAAGCAAATCTGTCATGAAGTAATTTACCATCGTAGCATTTAATATTATCTAAAATCATATCTTAATTATAGATTATAATTACACATATGCAATGTAAATGTCTCTACCAACACCTGTATTCTCAATAATATAATCCGGATTAATCTTCTTAAGTAGAGTCATCATTTCTTCTTTTGATGGCCAGGTGCCAGATCCAAGATCTACACAGTCATCAATTATAATCACGTGATCATTTTTCTTACTATATTTCTTAATATTTTGCAGTTCATCTCTCAGGGGAGAAATTTCACAGTCATGAGCATCAAGTAAAAAGAAAAACGTAGTGGTTGGTTCACTTTTAAGAATATCAATCAATGCAACATCTGACGCACCATGGTAGAAATCAATATTCGGAAATTTACTTCGAACTGCTTTGTATCTTTCAAGCTTTTCATCTGTAAGATTCTTCTCTACTGTATAAACCTTATCAAAGTGTGTAGCGAAGAATTCTGTGGTATTTGCCATATATGTACCAGTTTCAATGGCACGGTTAATCTTTTTAAGATGCTTAATCTTTGGTGCATACGTTATAAGCGTATCAACAAATACGTTTGGTATATCAAACTGTGTATGGTCTTTATCAAAGGTTTCCCAGCGATTGTCATTTTTATAGTCTATGTCTAATTTCACTTTATTAGTGTAACTGCTTATTTGCTGTTATCAACCTGACTTTTTATCCATTTGTAGACTTTTGTTAGCCCATCCTGCAGGGGGATTGAGGGTGCCCAATTTAGTTTTTCCATAATAAGCTTATTATCAGATTTACGGCCACGAACTCCAAGTGGACCAGTAATATGCTTGATACCAATATTTTTTCCTGCTATCTTGCTTACAAGCGCAACTAGTTGATTAATGGTAACCATTTCTTCTGAACCAATATTAACCGGGCCTGTGAAATCAGAGTCCATTAGCTTACGCACCCCGTCAAGACATTCATCAATATAAAGGAAGCTTCTAGTTTGATTACCATCACCCCAGATATCTATTTTACCGTTGTTTGGTGCAGCTGCGACCTTGCGGCATACAGCTGCAGGTGCTTTTTCTTTGCCATTGTCATATGAACCGAGAGGGCCAAAGATATTATGAAATCTACCAATACGGACATTTAGCTTATAGTTTCGTGCATAGGCGAGATACAACCTCTCACTAAAGAGTTTTTCCCAACCATATTCACTATCTGGATTAGCAGGGTATGCGCTGCTCTCTTCACATTTTGGATTATTAGGATCCTCCTGGTTGTGTGCAGGGTACATGCACGCGCTGCTACTAAAAAATACCTTCCTCGCTTTTGTTTTTACAGCAAGATTTGCTGTGTGCAGATTAATTAATGCAGAATTATGCATCACATTTGCATCATTCTCTCCACTAAAGATATACCCCGCACCGCCCATATCTGCAGCCAACTGATATACTTCATCAAAGGGGTCATCGGCTGGAAAAGATGGAGGTAGAAATGCGACCTTTATATTTTCAAATTTAGTAAGATCACCAAAGTAGAAGTTATCAGCAGCGCTTTTTGAATATTCAGGCGCTTTAATATCTGCCCCTCTCACCCAATACCCTTCGAGCTTCAACCTATTAACAAGATGGTTGCCAATGAATCCACCTGCGCCAAGTACAAGAGCTGTTTTCATCACAAATAATTAAGTAAAGCTTTTGCACATTCAACAGTTTTGCTAAATGGCCGTATGTCACGATAAGTCTCTTGAATCAGTGCATTATTAGTGCTTGTGAGTGCTTCTCTATATGCATCTTCTATGGAAATTTGTTCTTTAAAGAAAAATAATGTTTCAGGCAAATCTGTGAACCCTAGCTTTTCGTAAGATTTTCTTGTTGTATATACAGGTATACCTCTGTCTAGAGCTTTACAAACACTATTACAATTGGTACCATAATATTTTTCATGCGCCAACAATGCAGTTTGCGGTAAAATATCAGAATCTTTTTGAAATTTATCTGGTGCCTGTTGATTGCCTGATATTATTACAGGTATACCTTTTTCCTTCAAAATACTAATCTCATTAAGAAATGTTATGTTGCCCCAATTGGCAGCAATTACTGTTATATATTTTTTATCATGCACCAATTCACTTTCGGGTACATAGTATTGCATGTAAAGAGCATGCAACCGCTCATATGCATTTTTTAAGCTTGTTACTTTTGTGACGCCTGTTTTTAAAAAATCCAAATCCCACTCCACAGTAGCACCAAAGAAAAGTTTCTGTCTGTTAAATCCTTCAGCAAGAGGCCGCATGTGAGTAAAGTAAAAATCATAGCCTTCTAGAGTATTAGAAAATACTAAATCGCGCAAGTCAGGAAAGAGATCCGCATGATTAAAGTAGTTGCCAGCTAATTCAAATCTATTTTCATTATCTAATGAGCTGTACGGCGCTCCTTGTGCAATTGTTAATTGATTTGTTGCACAATGTACAGTTATGCCATTAGCAGTAAACGCTCTCCACAGATGATAGAAATAATCTGGGTGATGATTAAAGAGAAGACATTTCATATTGTATTAATAAGATGTTTATTGCCATGGAAGCCGAACACCTCTTCATATTTTAAAGATTCATTTTGCTCTTTGGCGAAGACGTCAGCAATATTTTCCGGAGCAAATTTTATACCCTTCTGCACGAAGTAGTCGTAATGGTTGTTACAGATAAAAGCATCCTCTGGACCCGGGCATTCAAACCCGCTCTCTTTTGCATATTGTAATAGTTTCTTACTACGCAAAGAAAACCCACCGTTGCCAACTGTATTAAGGTTTCCAGTTTGTTTGATATGGTTGAATATCCATTCACAGCCTTGCAGATGCTCCAGTCTCCATTTTGCTCCAATATAATCATACTGCAAGAAATCATCTGTCCAGAGGTGTGGATTGAGAATAAAGCCATCTGTTTGACAGATTAATACATGTGCAGTTCTAATATAATCGACGAGATTAAAAAGAACAAAGTTACTATAGCTATGCCAATCTTGCCGTTCAATTTTATGAATTCGTATTTGTCTCGCTCTATATGCCCATGGCTCATCAGGTATTTGTATAGTTGGAAGTTTATCTGTAAAAAAGAGAATATCACCAAAATTTATATGCTTAATAGAATGAAGTAACACTCTATATGCATCATTCGTATTTACAGTATCAACAATGCATAGTGTTACGGATTCAAGATTTTTCATTATAGTACTTCCAGCTTGGATTGTAAATGTTCTTAATATATCCAAAATCAAACTTTATATTATCTGTTGTACATTTTGGGTATACTGTAACATTTTGAAGATTTAATATATCAAACAAATAGCAAAAGCCTGTTTCAACTGTATGTATTTCTTTAGCATGCTCTGCTAACAACAACCAGTCAAATATTCTTAACCCTTCAATACCGCGGATGTCTACCTCTATTTCATTATTAAGCGGGGGTATGAATCCACGTGTAGCGTCTGGAGGTGTTCCGTACATTCTATTCACCAGAATGTAATTGTCTTGTCGTCCCTGCGTAAGATAATCTTTAAGTTTCCTTTCACGTCCATGATCACGGTTAATAGTTACATATTTTTTCCAATCCTTATAATCATCATCAATGAGCTCGTATTTTACATACATGGGATGATTTGATGTGGCGGGGACTGAGGGAATCAAACTATCAGCCATGCGGAATGGGAGATATAGTACATCACTGTCATTATATATCTCCCGATACCTATGGTATAGATTGCGGTGTGGGAAATTACTTTCCAGAGGAACAAAATTTATCTCCTTTGTGCCGATGTACTGTTGAAGGTAGCTATACTCTTGTACAACTGGCCATATTACTTTTGACGCTTTATTTTGCGTGATAATTTTTACAGCAATTTTATATAGGAATAAAATATCTCCTAAACCTGCAGGTTGATTAATTAAGCAAAGCTTTTCACTCATATCAATTGATTAAGAAGGGGTATTTTTTAAAGATCCAATCCTCAGGTATCTCAAAATCCTTTTCACATATTCGGTTAAAATTATTTTCTATACTCTTGATATGGGTGTTATAACGCTCTACTGACAGATTATTAATAATTTTCTCCAGATCATCAATGGTATCAAAGGTTATGATGCCTTTCATATCAAAGAAGGTTTCGACATTGCTCCCCCAGTAAATAGGGACTGTTCTGCTAGCAAAGCAATCAATAATTTTTTCTGAAAAATAATAATCAGATCTCGAATTTTCAACAACTATTGAGAAATGATAATCACGCAACCCTTCTTCCTTATCCTCAATGTATGTAAACCCTCTGCCAAAGTGATCTACTTTATCAGCAAAGCGCTTGATGACCTGCTGTCTAAAATCATGACCGGGTGTGAACCGTTTATCAGAAGCAATCATTGAACACATCTTTGTCTTCTTTGGGACTGTAAAGTCTTTAATCCAGCAAACACCAAAAGGAAAGAAAAGAAAGTTTTTTCCCATATCGAGCAGCTCTTTGTCAAAGGTCAAGATGTAATCGAACTTTTTATAATGCTCTTTAGCAAAAGCATATATTGACGGATTAATAGCAGGCGGTTCAATGAGCATTCCAATCTTTCTATCAGCATTACACTTGTCAACTTTATGAATAAAGTTATCAGTAATAAAACAGCTCTTGCTTGTTATTTTATTCTCTCTATTCCATTTAAAGTAACGAGCCTTCTTACCATGAGTCATGGATTCAGGATGATGTGCAAAGTTACCGTCAAGAATGCTTATTTCTGGCAGCATAGTTATATTATAGCTATACGTCTGCTTTTATCCATCTGTCCCTGTATATATCCTGATAATCTTGTGGCCCATCTTTTGCAAACCACCGGCTTGGAACTACTGTCTTTTGTTTTGTTTTGCCAAGATAATTACCCCACCACGAGAAAGAGCTATTGGTAAGGATATGTGAATCGCATTGTGACAGTAGATAGAGGTCCTCGAGATCTGTTTTGCTGTTACTGAAGATTACGTCTTTATATGGAAAAAAATCAAATAAGTTTGCTGGATCATCTGTGCATACTATTACTGTGTATTCTTTTAAATTAAAATGCTCTAGTGCTTTTGTATAATATTCTTTTGTGCAGATAAAGTGGGCTGATTTGCATGAAGCTCCAAGATAGTCACCAAGCCGTACATGTATGCCTAGAATTGGTTTGTCTATCCTTGCAAAAGCTTTATCAATTTTTAATTTTATTTCATCTGGAAAAAAGAATAAATTGTCAAGCTCAGCTTTTATTTTAGGAAAATATTTTTCTGTTTGAAAGTACCCATCTAGAAGCATATCAGTATCATCAGGTAATGGCGCATAATGAAAGTGCGGTTCATCATATTTTGTCTTTGGCATATGCTCTGTGTTTATAATATTCTTATAAAACGTCTCACGGTAATGATAATGCGGTTTGCCTTGTTGACCATAATGTGCAATCTTGTAATTAATACCAAATTTACAATTGAGCTCTAAGCTCTTTGCATAGCCAGCTGCAACTTGAAATGCTTGATTGCATAAGCCGCCTTTGAGTCGCGATTGTATCATATGACTTGCCATCCTTTAATATATTCTTGTAATTGTTCTTTTGTTGTGTCTGGATGTTCAACAAACGTCACAATCTGTCTGTTGTGTTCATAGTAAGGATTTTTCTCTCTTGGTGAACTGCCTGGACCATCATGTGGCATATGCCACAAGGGATGTTCTGTTAACCTAACTACAGGAAATCCAAGTGCATTGACTCTTCTCGGGAATTCGTTATCTTCATAACCCCATCCAATAAAATTTGGATTGTATCCACCTGCTTTAATTACATTCTCGCGGTTGCCTACAACACATCCACCAACACTATTTGTGCTGCCTACTAAAACATTACCGTCGTATGCATTAACGCGAATGGTCTGTGGAAAATATTTAGCTAGGTCAGCATAATTGAGAGTCTCACTAAAAGTATGCTTAATATCTAAGCTCACACAGAGAAAGAGGCCATTATATGGATATACTAGCCCATACGTTGGATTTTTTTGTAATTCTTGTATTGACTCAACGAACTGTGTTGGATGTAATATTGCATCAAGATCATGAAACGCAATGTATTTTGTCTCTACAAGCGCTATGCCACGATTAAACGAGAGGCACTTGTTCCATATTTCATCATTTTTAAAAAATTTATGTGTATCGTTTTTTGTAAATGTTATATGCTTTGAAAGACATTCTTGTTTATCATCCTCAATAAACACCATTTTAAAATTAAAGCAATGTTTTCGGTAAAAATTAACTACAGTCTGTATATTTTTAACACGTTCATCAGTATCAAGACGTACATGAAATAAGAAAGTTAAATCACTAAGATCTATTTGCATATTTCTTGTGTATGTCTTTCATTATTTGTTTAACCTGTTCTTCAGTTGAATCAGGTACTGCAGCTGACCATGCAGGTAAGAACCCATGCTTTTCTTTAAACAACTGCACACCATGCATTATATTGCTCTGCCAATCATCACGCGGTCGAATGGAACTGCTATGTTCTGAGCATTGTATCTCTGTAATGTAATCACAGCTGTTAGCAATATCTGGCCAATTCCAATATGGTGTACAGAAACCAGCGCGCGCTATGCGATAGTCGAGATCCACATGTTCAAACGCATTTGTAAAATCCTCATCAATTAGTCCGGCTTCCTTGAGCACAGTATCAGTATAATAACAGAATGCACCAACACTATGCATATTAATTGCAATTTTTATGTCACCATAATCAACAATATATCTCGGCACTGGTGCTCCACCGGATATGCCGCGTTTGTTTGCTGGGCCATGATATCCAAAGTTAAAGTGCTGAATACCTGTTAAATTTCTTGCTCTTATATATTCTTGAAAAACATCAGGATTTTTAACGATAATGTCATCTTCAATGATGAAGATATGCTTGCAGTTAGCTTCTAGTAATGCCTTGAATAACCTGTTCTTTGACTTGCCAACACCTATATTAACATCATTCTTTATGTATGTTATGTCTTTAAATTTTGAAAACGGACGTTCGTCAACAGCATGCGATCCATCATTGACAACAACTACCATGTGATCTCGAGGCATGGAGACAATGCATTTCTTAAAAAAATCAGGTCTATTGCATGTAACTATGCCTATTCCTATTTTGTCCATATGTGTTGTTTACATGTTATTTTAATATAAATATTAGCAATGTCAAATATAAACATTAACGACTTGCCACGCACCCAGCAAATAGTGAATACAGATCTATTCATTATTCAGACAGACAATGGCACCCAAACCATTATGTTTGAAGATCTTAACGCAGTGCAACGTGATAGCGTGAATAATGTGGCACTTGTGGGTAGGCTTGATGTTGCGGGAAATGTAACTCTAAGTGCAACAACATTCTGCGATGTTATTTCAGCAAACAGACAGAAAACAAATTTTATTACTGCAAGCTCTTATGCAGGTTTTGAAAACACTGTTGTATTGAAAGGGGGAATAAAAATTCTAGATAGTTCCGCGAGCAGTCCCATGGTTTTTTGTTCCAGAGGGTTCAATGACACCACACTGTA